TCAAGCCTTCAGATATGCCAAGCACACGGCCGTCTTGTGACAGGCTTGTAGATGCGGGTTGAACTGAGCACCCCGTGATCTTGAGCTTGTCGACTTTGGACTCGTCCCAGTCAGGCACGATCGAGCCCCTGAGCTCTCTCGTTCCCGGTCTGATTCTTGTGACTTCTTGCCTGCAAAATGAAGGAAGCATTAAAACACCCCCTTGACCTTGTAAGCGCTCAGGACCTCACGACTGTCGTCGGTAAGTCCAGAAGATGCCGATGCGCTCGCCCACGATCCGCTATATGAGACGGACACACCGCCAGCCGTTTCGGAGTTGATGCCGTAAGGGTTGGCGACTGCGTGGGTGACCTTGTTGGCCGTGAGCTCTTTGATGTTGTTGATCGAAGTGTTAGGGAGTCCAGCCGTGTACTTGACGAAGATCTTGCTCTTCCTGTCAGGTCTGCCGACGTCATAAACTCGGAGAAGTCCCGAGCCCATTCCGATGTCATACTCCGTTGCAACGTCTCCCTCATATTCGTCTGTCTGGGAGTTATAGACCGCATTGAGCACGATCTTCTCGACAGAAGTGACGAAAGCGGCAGGAAGCTGAACGAGTAAGTCACCGCCGACGAAAGCATCACGGAGGTCTCTCACGTTGTAGATCATTCCACACGTCAAGTTTGGAGACACATGCCAACCGCAGAAGTCACGGATAGAAGCGCATGCGCTCGGGATAGTCTGGGCGATGCGGACGTCACCAGTGAACTTGTTGGCCGTGAAGAGATTAAACTCCTCAACGGTCAGGAAGTCGCTGAGCGATTCCGTGTCTATGATGTACCCCCAAGGGGTCAGTTGTGCATGATTGAAGTCGCTCATTTGTTTGCTCCTGCCTTCTTCGATTTGTTTGCGGGTGTCTTCTTCGCCTTGGTCTCAACCTTCTCAGGCTCGGGCTTTTCTTCCTTTACGGGCTCAGCCTTAACGGGTGCCTTTGCCTTCTCGTGAAGGATAGCGCCAGCCGGGACCTTGTCCTCTGCAAATCTGAAGAGCCTGCCATTATATTCGTAAGTCTTCATTGTGTTGCGTGCCTCCTTCCTTGAAAAATAAGGGGAGCCCCGAAGAGCTCCCCCTTTTAAGTTCTTTTATTAAGACTTTGCTGCAACTGCGTAAACACCGCCGAGGTCAACAACTGCACATGCAAGTCTCTCCTCGCCTACGAGTGTTACTCTGTTATATATAGCATCGTCTTCGTTCTGCTCGAAGAGTCTGACATCAATGCCGCCCTTCTTCCAGATCTTGACCGCTTCCTTTGCAGCAACGAGAGCCTCGCCACTTGTAATCACGGAAGACGCAATTACAGGCACACCCCAGATGCTTGTCGGCATTGTGTACTGTCCGTTGCCGTATGCGCCTGTGAAGTAGCCGCCACCGATGTACTGACCATTCTGATCCTTTGCGCTCATGAGTGCGTAAAGGTCTGCAGGGTTAACGATAACAACTGAAGCATCAAAAGCAGATGCGCCTTTGATTCCGAGGATAGCGTTAAGGATACCGTCGGCAAGTGTCTCTTTTTTTGCTGCGTCATACTCAGCCGCACCGATTCCAGAAGTGCCAGCGATAGCGCCGACGATTGTGGAGTCCTCAACCTTGCCGATCTGATAGATCAGAGCGTTCTGAACTTCAGAAGCGAGGAAGGGCGCATCGTAAATTATTTCGTCTGTCTCTTTGATGTATGCAGCAATCTTGGAGAGTGCGAGAGTAATGCCCTCGAATGAGGTGCTATTCTGAGGCTTCTTTGCTCCCTGAGCTGTTACGGCGGGAGTGCCCTCATAAGCGCCCTGAAGGAAGTATGTGATAGCGTTGCCACTGATTACTGTGTTTGTGAAGTAGTCAGCTACTGCGTTACGCTTGGGCTGAGGTGCTACGCTCTTGTCTACGTCTGCAATCTGGGGAGCTGTTACTACGTCAGTAGCAGCCTTGAGGTGCATTGATACTCCGCTCTTCTTGTCTGTCATTTCGCTTGCGGACTTTGTGAACATTTCCAAATCTGTCATTTTTGTGACCTCCTGAGTGTCTTTGTTTGTTTCTTCGGCTGTGCCGATTGTCTTGAGAAGAGCCTCAGCCTTGTCAGACTGTGCAACCTTCTCCTCGAGCTCTGCGATCTCTTTGACGAGTGCCTCACCCTGTTCGATCGTCTCGGGTGTTACGTCCTCGGCTTTGAGCATCGGCTCAAGCTCAACGAGTGCGCTCTTCTTCTCTGTGAGCTGTTCTTTGAGTGTCATAATGTGACCCCCTTCAATTCGTTGATTTTGTCCAGAAGGCTCTCGGCTCTCTTCGAGTTGCTTGATCCCGTTGACTCCTCTGCTGCCGCATTGATCTCAGGCTCTGCCTCCTCGCTTCCTTCCTCTTCTTCCGGTGTATCTTCGGACTCACCAAGAAGACTCTGGGCGAGTGCGATGATCTGGTTGATAGTGTCCTCGTCGCTCTTTGAGTTGCGTTTACCCTGCTTTGTCTCAAGGTCTACGCTCTTGACTTCGGTAGCGACTGCGTTCTGATTTGCGGGCACTGTGACGACTGAGATCTCATAAACCTCAACCTCTTCGAGCACGTTCATGACCCCAGCCTTTGCCTCGTCCTCGTAGGGCGCTCTTGCCTTCAGGACGTCATAGGCAAAACTAAACTGATAGATCGCTCCGCTCATGAGCATCTTGCGGACGTCCTGAGCGAGCTGGGTGTCTAAAAACTCGGCTTCGATATATGGGCCTTTTTCGGTGTCCTTTACGGACTTGACCGCTCCAATGACCGCACTAAAATCGTGATTAAAGCAAAGAGGAAACGGGTGACCCGTCTCCTCTCTCTTCTTCAATGTGTTTGTAAATGCGCCCGGCATGATGATGTCGCCATAACTGTCGGGCTCTTTGTCGTATGTGGAGAAGTAGCCCGATATTGTGCCGTTCTCCTGTGCCTTCATTTCAAAGGACTTATATTTATGCTCTGTCATTTTTAACCTCCTGATATAACGATCTCCGTGGTGCAATTACAACCACACGACTCTGAAGGGTCGCCAATGTCTTCGCCCGGCCAGTGCTGACCATTTGAAAAGTCGGCATCAATCGGGACCCGCTCGCCGTTCATCGCCTGATGCGACTCTCTTGCGTTGGATCCTGTGACCCATTCCTTCTCAATGACTCGCCCGACTACTCTGGGAGCGCCTTCGCTGATCGCCTGATGCGCCGCCTCCGAGATAGCAAACGAAACGATCGAGCCAGCCGCTGACCTTGCAAGTGTCTCGGCTCCGCTCTCTCTGACTTCAAAGACGTGAGCCGTGTCTGGCTCTTCTTCTCCGAGGTCTGTCATTATCTTCTCGAGTGTATTGTTGTTGATCTTCTTGGCTCTCGCTGACGATGCCGTGGCGATGTAGTTGCGGGTCACTTCGGTCTCATACTGCGAGCCGAGTGTCTTGGCTGCATCTTTGCCGTGCTTGTCTGCGATCTCCGTGAGCACCGGAGTCAGGTCTTCGCTGAGCTCTTTGTCCCAGCGCTCAGCGTTCCAAAAGTCCTCACTGTCTGCGCCTATCTTCGGGAGCACGCTCTTTGCCTGTCTCTTAAAGAAGGCCGTCAGGACTTCCGTGACCTTTTCATCGTCTTCTTTGTCACTCTTGCCCTTGATCCTGAGCTCTTCCGTTGTCTTGCACTCTTTACATGCGCAAGGTGTGAGCTTCTTGGCCTGATTATCAAGTCCCGGATAACTGTACGCATCGGGCTGGGAGTCTCTCGGACTCGCCTGACCGCCCTCCGTGACATTGAGCGGAGTGATAAGCTCGTCACCGCCTTCAATAGGCGGGAGATTCATGTCGGCCCTTGCCTCGTTACGAGTGAGCCAAGGCGCACCGACGGAGCTCTGCATGATCTGCGCACGCTCCTCGAAACTGCCTTTTAGTTTCTCCGTGAGGTCGAACTCGACATAAACGTCAGAAGACTCGCCTATCATCGGGAGCAAAAACGCATTGATGCGCTGCTGAAGCATCTGAATGACAGGACCCAAGCACTCAGCGTATAAAGCCCTTGCGTTGTCCTTGGCGCTTGCGTAGGTCTGTGTCTCACTGTGCCAAATGAGTGAGGGGTTGATGCCGTAAGCAGCCGCAACGCTCTCACGGGATAACTTGACCGACTGGGACCATTCCGACTCTTTGAAGGAAGTGCTGAAGGGTTTGATCTCCATGCCGTCCTCCATGATCGGGATCGAGCCAGCCTTTGAGCCACCTCTTCCCCAAGCCTCACGGAAAGCCGTCGCAAAATTCTTTTTTTGCTCTTCTGTCCACGGTGCCACGTCCTTCGGTCTTATGATCTGAGCGTTAAGTCTGCCCGAGGATCTCCAAAGCTCACGACGGAAGCGACCGCTCTCGACCTGTTCCGTCAAGGTCTGACGAAGTGCTGAGATAGGTGACAAGAAGCCCCCGGGACTTCCTGCTGAGTATGTCCTGAACTGTATGAACTCGGAGCGGGGCACGTCCACCGCCGTCCCGCCGTTCTTTGTGCAGATCCTGATCGTGTCCGGTGCATAGCTGTTGCTCTCTTCTTGAGGCTGCAGCCACTCGGTCGGCACGATGCGGAGCTGATAGCCGCTATCACTGTTTGCATCGGGAAGCACCCAAACATAAACCGCACCAAAAACGAAATACTCAATCATTAAGGCTCGGATAAATTCAAATTCAGTCTGGTCTTCGTTTGGTCTCCAAAGCAAAAGAGCCGCAACACTGTCACGGTCTCGCCTTCTCTCCGTCTCGCCGTCCCGCTTGTAAACTTTAAGCGGGAGCTGGGCGATTGAGTTTGAAAGAAAATTGACCACCGCCTGAAGATTGTCCTGTGTCTGATAGAGCTCTTTCGCCTTCATGTTCAGCACTTGGGTCGATGCATCTCCTCCCGTTAGTGTCACGTTAATCACTGACGGGGTGCTTATCTTCCGCCAGCGCTCAAAAATACTCGGCATGTTCATGAGCCTCCCTTTTGTGTTTTAGATAAATACCAAGCCACCGCCCAGGGCATAGCTTGACTGATAAACTTGTTTTTCTTTTTTGTTGATCTGGGTCGCCCCAGCGTATGCCATAGCCACCGCCATGAGCGGGCTGATGTCGTCGGGTGACTTGTTACGATCGGGAAGCATTACACCGCCGCCCAAGTTTCGGAGCTGGCAAGTCCTTCCCGGTGTATCAAGTATGGGCTGAGGTAAGTGGTAGCACTTGACTCCGCCCCTGTTGTCTTCAGGTGAGCACGCAGCAACGGCATCATAAAAGCGATTCCACCCTGCAGAGAGGTCTGTCCCCTCCTGTGCGCATCTGACGACTCCGTCGATCGTGCATATTTGTTCGGCAAGCCCTGACACCGGTGCGCCACGGCCCTGAAAACAGAGCCTCATTTTTCCGTACTTCGGTGCCCTTGCCCTAAACCAGTCAATCGCCCACTCCGTTCCGATGCGGCGCTCAACTATCTCAACGTGATAATTGCCGTCTTCTCTTATTCCGCAGACTGCTATGACTGTATATTTACGGTCTTGAGACATGTCTATGCCCCAAAAGAGCTCACTGTCTTCCCGGATAAAACTCTCGGGATCAATGCCACCCTTCCAAGCACCCTCTGGGAAGGGCTCGGGGAGTATGGTCTCAACTTGCTGACACATGCACTCACTCCTAAACTTCGATTCTGGGAAGGTCTCACGATTCGAGAGCAAAGCCCTCTCTGTGAGTCTTCCATAGCCGAGCGCTGGGTTTGCCTGTGCCAGTGCCTTCATGTCGTCGGTCGCCGCCTTCTCCGGTGAGGACCACTCGAAGAGTCCGAGCGTGTCGGTATCAACGTCACCGCCGAAGTCGTTGGCCTTCGTTCCGTTTATCTTCTCCAATGCCTGACTTCTGACCTGTCGGAGGACGACGCTGTCAGGATCGCCCGCATTTGTGAAGCCAATCATCATGCCGTTAGGCTTTGCGTTAGTAGATGCGCCCGCAGCGCTCCATGTCTCCCAGTCACGAAGCTCACGCACCTCGTCGACCATAACCAAGTCGTTAGAGTCGCCTCTTCCTGCCCTTCGGGTAGGTGCGCCCACTTTATAGGTGCGCTGGTCTGTGAGCACGAGCTTCTTGCCGCCGTTTCTTCTGGCGACTGTCTCGATGTCGACACTAAGCGCCTCGTGTGTCTCTTGGTCTAAAATGACCGCTTCCCAAACTTCCTCAGCCTTCTCCATTGACAGAGAAGTCCCGAAGACGTTTTTGACTCGTAGCACATTAAGAAAAAACGAAGCTATCACCTTCGATAACTCCGTCTTTCCGTTTTGTCTTGCTACTAATATGAGCACCGTGCGAAATCTGAAGCGCCACGTCTTTCGGAGGTCTCCCACGATCTCCAAGACATGAATAAGCGCCCATTCTTGCCACGGATATAATTGCATGCCGAGTATTTGGTTTGCATACTCAATGGCCGCAAAGCCTAAACTTGTGTTTTTGGTGAGCTTCCTCAAGGGTCTCGTCCAGATCCTTGGCTCTGTGACCCCAAACATGTCAGCTCACCCCGAAAGTCTTGCGAAGGTTGTCGACCGCTGACTCGCTCGGTGCCTTCTTCCCTTCGTCAAGTATTTCCTTTAAGTTTTTCAAAGCGTTAGAGTAATCTCTCACGGTTGCCCTAAACTCTTGCACGTAAGGGTTTGCCCTGATAACCGTCTCACCGGTGCCAAGTGTTACAGGCTGGTCGAGTGGCTCCGTCTTATATCTCGGGATCTGCTGCTCGATCTTGTCCTGCATTGTTATGACTGCGTTGGCCAAGGTCATGGCCTGAGTCCTTAACTCTGGCGGAAGGTTTTCACAAAGCGCTTCGGCCTTGCTCTTGGTGATCGGCTTGACTGGCTTCGGTTTTCTTGTCGTCTTCGCTTTGGTCGTCGCCTTTGCTTTTGGTTTGCTCTCTGTCTTCTTCATTTTGTTCACCGCCTTTGTGTGTCCGTGCCTTTTGAGATGGCTCGGAAGGGGTAAGGCTGTCCCCGTTCGCTCCGTCGAGCTATCCGAGCCGCTTTTTTACTTTGATTTTTTGGGAGAGGGAAAAGACA